CTACAGTCAAAAATGAAAGTTTTCCGTTTTCACGAGCTTTTGACATGTTAGATACTTATATGAGAGAACACATATTTTTAAAATATGAGTTTACTTTAATTGGCAAAGATAAGTGGGGTAACTTTTATAAACCTGGTGAAACTTCACAACCTTTTATAAATGTAGATCCAGTGGATTTAAAAAACTCACCAGATTATACATTGTTGTATGGTGTAAAAGTTAAAAACTGCATGGTTCGAATACACTATGAAGACAATAGACGTAAAGGTAGATCTTGGGATATAGAACTTAAAAATAATATGTTTATTATGTTTCCATCAACAAATATGTATTACATAACAAATAAACAGAAAGATAGTTTGAATTTTGTTCAAACAATAGCTTATGAATTTGTTTAATCATTATTGGTATTTTAAATCTGCACTAACACCTAAATTTTGTGATGAAGTTATTAAATATGCAAATCAACAAAAAGAAAGTATGGCAAGAACAGGTGGATATGATAAAGAAGAATTATCAAAAGAAGATATTAAAAATATACAGAAAAAAAGAAAATCAGATTTAGTATGGCTTGATGATACTTGGATATATAGAGAATTACATCCATATGTGCACCAAGCAAACAGAGAGGCTGGTTGGAACTTTGAGTGGGAAAGAAGTGAGTCTTGTCAATTTACAAAATATAAATTAAATCAATATTATGATTGGCATTGTGATAGTTGGAATATACCATATGATCGCAAAGATCCCAATAATCCAGAACATGGAAAAGTTAGAAAACTATCTATGACTTGTCAATTAACAGATGGTTCAGAATATAGCGGTGGAGAATTAGAATTTGATTTTAGAAACTATGATCCACATATGAGAGACGAATCAAAACACAGAATACAATGTAAAGAGATATTACCAAAAGGTTCTATAATTGTGTTTCCTAGTTTTGTTTGGCATAGAGTTAAACCAGTAACATCAGGCACAAGATACAGTCTTGTGGTATGGCATTTAGGAAGGCCTTTTAAATAATGTTTATAAACACATATTTTCCAACAATAGTTTGGACTGAAAACAAACCAGAATTTGTTAAATCTTTAAACAAAGTTAGCAATAAATATATTTCTGATTCTCGAAAGAGAGAAAAAAATTATATAAAAGAATATGGTGATTTTGGAAGATCGTATCACTCAACAGCGTTAACAAATGATAATGATTTTTTAGATTTTAGAAATTATGTAGGTCAAAAATCTTGGGAGTATTTAGATCATCAAGGTTATGATATGTCTCAATACACAACCATGTTTACTGAACTATGGGTTCAAGAATTTGCTAAAAAAGGTGGTGGTCATCATTCAGCACACATACATTGGAATCAACACGTATCAGGTTTTTACTTTTTAAAATGTAGTGATAAAACTTCTTATCCTGTATTTCACGAACCAAAGACTGGGGCACGATGCACAAAATTAAAATTAAAACCAAATTTAAAAGGTGTATGGCCCGGTCATGAACAATTTCATTTAAAACCAAAACCAGGAACATTAATTATATTTCCAGGTTATTTAGAACATGAATTTTCAGTAGATCATGGCAAAGAACCTTTTAGATTTATACATTGGAATATACAAGCGGTACCAAAAGAAATGGCTAAAGATGTTTAAAGATAAAAAGTATACAATTATTCGTCAAGCAATATCAAAAGATCTTGCAACTTTTCTTGCTAATTATTTTTTAATGCAAAAACAAGTTTATGACACTTGTCAAAAAGAAAGATACTTTTCACCATTTGAAAATATATTAGGTCAATATGAAAGTGCAGATGGACAAATACCTCACACATATGCTCAATATGGAAATATTGCTATGGAGACTTTATTACTTAAATGTCAACCAAGTATGGAAAAAGCAACAAAATTAAAATTATATCCTGCTTACACATATGCTAGAGTATACAAAAAAGGTGATGAACTTAAAAGACACAAAGACAGATTTAGCTGTGAGATATCTACCACCATGAATTTAGGTGGAAACGATTGGCCTATATATTTAAGCCCTAATGAAAACGTAGGGATTCCGGAACACGCAGGTGGTAAAAAAGGAATTACTGTATCTAGTAAAGCAAAAGGTATTAAGGTCGATTTAAAACCAGGAGATATGTTGATTTATAGAGGTCAAGAATTAGAGCATTGGAGAGAGAAATTTAAAGGTACAGAATGTGTGCAAGTATTTTTGCACTATAATAATCGTAAAACGCCAGGGGCAAGAAATAATATGTTTGATACTCGTCTACATTTAGGTCTTCCAAATTGGTTCAGACGATCTAGTTTTTCCTTCAATTTATAACATGGCTTTTTATTATTGGCTATGATATAATTCTTAGATGGAGGCAGGGCACCACCACATACCCCCTGTCTCCTTTTAAGGATTTATTATATGTATTTTGGAGGAACACCCTTTGCAGCGTCTCCTTTTGGAGATCCCGGTTTTAACCCTAATGCCTTTGTTAATGTTACAGGTTCTAGAATTAACGAATCTACTGGAACTGTATCATTAGTAGGTAAAGCTAATTTTGCAGTAACTGGTAGTAGAGTAAATTTCTCTATAGGTAACACAAGTGTTATAGAGGGTGTTGGTGTAATAGTTACACCTGATGGATCACAACTTAATATTTCAACTGGAGATCCAACTGTAGTTGCTGAAGCTTTATTTGCACTTACGGGAAGTAGAGTAAATTTAAATACAGGAACACCAACTTTTGCTTTTAAATATCCAGTATCAGGAAGTAGAGTAAATTTAAATACAGGATCACCAACGATAGTTGGTAAAGCAACTGTTGAGCCTGATGGTTCTCAAGCTAGTTTAAGCACTGGAACTGTAACTATTTCTGCAGATGCTAATTTTTCTGTAACAGGTAGTAGAGTAAATTTAACTATTGGTAACGCTGATGTAGCAGCAAACGCAACAGTTTCTGTAACAGGAAATAGAGCAAATTTATCTTCTGGAACAGTAACAATAACTGCTGACGCAACTATTCTACCTACAGGGTCTAGAGTAAATTTAGCTACATCAGATGTTTTAATTAGAAAATGGGATGGTATAGTGCCAGGAGTTTCAATGACTTGGGATAGTGCAACTTTTCCAGAGAAGAGAGCATAGGAGAATAAATGTATTTTGGAGGATCATCATTTTCAGCAGCGCCTTTTGGAGCAACAGCAGGACAAAGTATTAGAGCTTCAGTTAGTGGTAGCAGAGTTAATTTAAGCACAGGTTCTCCTACAATTACAGGTGGAGTTGTTATTACTCTTTCAGGTAACAGAATAAACGCAAGTATAGGTAACGTTACTACTAGAGTTGACCAAGTATTTACTGTATCTGGTAATAGAATAAACCTTGCAACAGGTACGGTAGATGTGATATCATGGAACCCGATTCCCCCAGGGGTAAATCAAACATGGGTCCCTATTGACCCACTAAACCCATAGGAGAAATATGGCATCAAGTACGTCGAGTGATTTAAAACTAGAATTAATTACAACAGGTGAAAAGTCTGGTACCTGGGGCACAATTACAAATACAAATTTACAAATATTAGAACAAGCGGCTAGTGGTTATATTGCTGTTGATGTTGCATCTAGTGATGTAGCTTTAGCTCTATCTAATCATGCTGTATCAAACGGTAAAAATTTATACTTTAAATTTACAGGAACTTTAGCTGCAAATAGAACGGTTACAATGCCTGACTCTGCAGAAAGAGTATTTATAGTAGAAGATGCAACCACTAGATCATCAAGTAATTATACATTAACAGTTAAAACAGTGTCTGGCACAGGTATTGCGCTACCTATAGGATCTAAATGTTTATTATACTCAGATGGTACAAATGTAAATTTAGGTATAAGACAAAAAGGTTATTATACACCAACAACTGCATATACTGCCGTAGATGGAGATCAACTATTAATTGATACGTCTGGAAGTGGTATTGGATCAGCTGTTACTATAACTTTACCAGCGTCACCAGCTGTAGGTTCAGAGGTTCATTTTATAGACAGTGGTAATAACTTTGCATCAAACAATTTAACCATAGCTAGAAACAGTTCAAATATTTTAGGTTCGGCATCTAATTTAGTAGTGTCTACCAATGGCGCTGCTTTTACTTTAGTATTTGTAAATTCAGCAAGAGGCTGGGCTTATAAAGATAAAATATAGGAGCACGGATCATGGCTCTAATTGAGTACAAATTTAAACCCGGTATAGATAAACAAAATACCGAATCAGGAGCAGAGAATCGTTGGGTTAATTCTGACAACGTAAGATTTAGATATGGCCTACCAGAAAAAGTAGGTGGTTGGTCCTCTCTTATAACCGATACAATTGTTGGTGTTGCTAGAGCACAACACGCTTTTGTCGACATAGCTGGTAATAGATATGTTGCAATAGGCACAGATAAATTTTTACTGTTATATTTTGAGGGGCAAGTTTATGATATTACTCCACTTAAAACTACTCTAACTTCTGCAACCATAGCAACTACAAGTGGATCAGCTACTTGTACGATTACAAAATCAGGACATGGTTTATCTATTGGAGACATAGTTCAATTAGATAGTGTTACACTACCAAGTGGTACAGGATTTAGTGCATCTGATTTTGAAGATAAAAATTTTCAAGTAATTACAGTTCCAACATCTAGCACATTTACGATAACACAATCATCTAATGCTAGTGGCACCGTATCAACAGGTGGTAGTTTAAGTATTAAACCCTATGAGCCTGTAGGACCTAGAGCACAATCATATGGTTATGGTTGGGGTATCGCTGGTTGGGGTAGTGGTAATTGGGGAGAAGCAGCAACTGCATCTGATGTAACACTAGAACCAGGTTTATGGTCTTTAGATAATTTTGGTCAAGTGTTAGTTGCAACAGTATTAAATGGTAAAACTTTTACATGGAATGCTGGAGCTTCAACACCTTTAGAAAATAGAGCGTCTACAACGACATCTGGTTTTGCTACAGGAAGTAATCCAACAGCAACAAGAGTCAGTTTAATTTCACCAACAACTAGACACTTATTACATTTTGGAACAGAAACGACTATTGGAGACACAACCACACAAGACGACATGTTTATAAGATTTTCCGATCAGGAAGATATTAACACCTATACACCTTCAGCTATAAACACTGCAGGAACATTAAGATTACAAGATGGCACAAAGATCATCGGCGCGCTAAAAGCAAAAGAAGTTATCTTGATCTGGACTGATAATGCATTGTATACGATGAAGTTTATAGGTGGTCAGCTTGTGTTTGGTCTAGAGCAAGTGGGAACCAACTGTGGACTAATAGGTCAAAACGCTGTTGTTGAAATAGATGGGGCTGCGTTTTGGTTAAGTTCAAAAGGTTTCTTTCTGTATGATGGTACAGTCAAAAGTATACCATGCACAGTAGAGGACTTTGTGTATGATGATTTTGATACGACAAAAGGACAGCAAGTTGCAGCTGGATTAAATAACTTGTACACAGAAATTACTTGGTATTATCCATCATCTAGTTCTGAATACAATGATAAGTATGTTGTATTTAATTATGGAGAATCTGCAGGTGTGCCAGGGGGTGTCTGGTATACAGGAACAGAAGCTAGAACAAGTTGGATTGATTCAAATGTTTATCCAAATCCTTTTGCTACAAAATATGATTCTACCGCAGATGGCACATTTCCTGTTGTAGTTGGTCAAACAGGTTTAGGACAAACAACTTATTTTGAACATGAAGTAGGCACAGATCAAATTAATCCAAATGGTACAACAACCACGGTTACATCATTTATAGAATCTTTTGATATAGACTTACAACAAAGGGGTAAAGATGCACAAGGTAGATCAACTGGACCAAAAATTGCAGGAGAGATATTTCTAGCTATGAGAAGATTTGTACCAGATTTTAAAACATTACAAGGTAATGCTAAAGTTAGTTTAGATGTAAAAAGATATCCTCAACAATCTTCTACACAAACAGGTCTAAGTCCTTTTACAATAACATCTAGCACAGATAAAAAAGATACAAGAGCTAGAGGTAGATTTATAAGTGTTAAAATAGAAAACGATGCCACAAGTGAATCATGGAGATTTGGCACATTAAGATTAGATTTACAACCGGATGGAAGAAGATAATGACTAAAATAAATATAAGAATACCAGAACCAAAAACAGAATATGATATATCTAATCAAAAGCAAATCAATAGAGCTTTAACATTAATGAAGGATCAATTGAATTCTACTTTTTTAGATGAAATAAAACAGGAGCAAGAGAGATTCTCTTGGTTTTTAAGTGGCTAATATATATACAAATTCAAAGGTAGATTTAACGAGCACAGCTGAAACTGTTGTCTATACAAGTCCAGCAGCAGGTACATCTACAACTGCAACAACTAGTATAATTAAATCTATACTAGTATCTGAGGACTCAGGTAACGCTGACAGTATAACTTTAACGTTAACAGATGCTTCTTCAAATGTGTTTAGTTTGTTTAAAACAAAGGCTATTTCAGCCAATGCAACAGTAGAACTACTGACACACCCTCTTATTATTACAGAGGGAGAGATTATAAAAGCAACAGCAGCATCAGGAAATAGGTTACATATCGTATTTTCTGTGTTACAAATAACAAGAGATTAATATGGCATTTACAGAACCACCATCAGTGAGATACGTGACTATAGACGGTAAAGAAGTACCAGTAGTTGAATGTGAAACTGAGATAGTATTGAGAAACAAAAAAACAAATTATGAATATAACTCTGATAAAGAGGCAGAGGACGATATCGCAAACCCAGATACAGATACTGTAAAAGAAGATGTTACAAGATCTGTAAAAATTAAAGTGGCTCACATGCCACCATTAGGAGCAGGATCAGAAGAAGATGGCAATAACTAGAGCACAACAATTTAGACAAATGTTAGAAGATGGTGGTATGTTAGTACAACCATCTATGACTGGTAAACGTCCAGGTTATCGTGGTGATGCTGCAGCTAAAGCGGCAGAAGCAAGAGAAACAGAAACAGGTCAAAAATCATCAAGAGCAGCAACAACTTCTAGAAGTGATCCGGGTGAAAGAGATACACCGGGCTTTAATCGTAACACAGGAATATTTGAAAGACCAGACGGAACACCCGAAGGAGCAAGAACACCTGAAGAAGTACAACAGTCTCTTGATGCAGCTAAAGCACAAGGTTTTTTTAAGAAAAAAAATCCAATAGAAAAATTTTTAGATAACTATACAAAAGGAACAAGAAAGACTCTTTACAGTGTTTTTCCTAACAATCCTAGAAATGAATTAGATTATTTAAGATCACTACCTATCTCTCAAAGGGCTTTACTCTCTCCCGCTTTACGTGCAAAATTAGAAGCACTTGAATTAGATGAAGATCAAGATTTATTAGATACAGCCAATACCAAATTTACTTTTGATGAGTTTGAAGAATTAAGAAAATTTCAACCAACCGATGGTTCATTAAACTTTGCAGAATACGCAGCTAAATTTAAAGGTGCACCAGGTTTATTATATTCTGGTGATGTAGGTAATTTAGAAAAATATGTGACCGGTAAAGATGAGTTTGGTAGAACTATGTATGGTTACAGAGAAAAAAGAGATGACGGACCAGGAGATCAAATTTTATTTCCTTTAGGCAAAAAGCCAGGTGATCCTAATCAAGATCCTGGTGATGGTGGTGGCGATAACACTCAAACAGGAATTGGCCAAGCTTTTAGATTCTTGAGCCGTGGTGGTAGTCCAATGGATGCGCCTAAAGAAGGTATTATGCAAATGGCATCAGCTCCAGATCCTATGGATACAAGAAATGACATGATGCAAAATCTTGCGATAGATACTTTTGGTAAACCTTTAAAAGATTTAACTGAAGATGAAATAATTCAAATAGAAGAAATGATGATGGAGATGGATCAATATGGAAGTAAACGAATGTCTAGACCAAATAAAATGATGGCTGACCTAGATATAAAGTCAATGATAGATAAGGCTAAAGAACAATTGTCTGAATCAAGATTTGGTAAATCTTATGACGAATTAGACCCTTTAGAAAAAGAATTAATTCTAGAAATAATAAGAGGTGTAGGAAAAGATGTATTTGGTGAAAGACAAATGCCAGAATCAAATAGAGCCATGGCTCAAGAAGGTGGAATCATGGACTTTGAAACAGGAAGACAAATGTATTTCTTGGGTAAGTTAGTTAAAAAAGCAACAAGAGCTGTTAAAAAAGTTGTTAAATCACCATTAGGTAAAGCCGCTTTAGGTATTGCAGCTCTTAAATTTGGACCAGGGTTATTAGCAAAAGATAGTGCTTTTGCAAAATTTATGCTTACGGATCCTAGTAAAGGTTTTTCTTTAAGTAATTTGTTTGGTAAAGGTTTAACGGGAAAAGGTGCTATGGCAGGTATTGCTGCTCTATCAGCGGCACCTTTGTTGTTTCAAGAAGATGAAGAAGAGGATCAAACATTCGACAGAGGTCCTGGATTAGATATAGATTATATAAGAAATAATCCATACACTTTTATACCTAGAAGATTTGCCGCTGAAGGTGGAGGTATAGAACCAGTGGCTAAAAAGACTATGCCACTATTAGACATGGGTGGTAAAGAAATGGATCTTAGAGAAAATGGTGGCTTTGTACCAATAGGTAGAATGGAAAAGGCTGACGATGTGCCTGCAAGATTATCAAAGAATGAGTTTGTATTTACAGCAGATGCTGTTAGAAATGCCGGTGATGGCGATGTAGACAAAGGCGCAGAAGTTATGTATAATATGATGAAAAACCTCGAAGCCGGGGGTGAAGTATCTGAAGAATCGCAAGGCTTAGAAGGCGCTAGAGCAATGTTTCAAACATCAAAAAGATTAGAGGAAGTATTATAATGGCTGTACAAGAAACAAGAAATTTACCCGCACAGTTTGTAGAAGATTTAGGTGTAGATCTAGCAGAACAGGTAACGGCCCAATCGGGTGTACCCGTAGTAACACAAGGTTTAGCCGATCTTCAGAAAGCAGCGCAAGCGGCAGGTATACCAGCAACAAAACAAGCTTTTGAAACACAAGAACAATTTGATAAAAGAAAAGGTTTATTTGACGCTCAACAAAGAGCAGCGTTAGGTTTTGAACAAAGACAACTAGCTTTACAAGGACTTGCACCACAAGTTGCAGGTTTATCAGGCAGAGAAATAGAAGCTAGAAAAATAGCAGATGCAGGTATTGGATCTTTTAGACCTTTTTTAGCAACAGCACAAACACTTACAGGGGCCGGAGCAGGAACAGGAGCAGGATCTGTTCAAGAGTTCATGTCACCATATCAACAACAAGTTATTGATACGTCATTAGCAGAATTTGATAGACAAGCAGAAATACAAAGACGAGGTATTAGAGATCAAGCTGTTGCAGCAGGAGCATTTGGTGGCGGAAGAGAAGGTGTGCAGTTAGCAGAATATGATGCAGCATCAGATAGAAATAGATTAGCATTACAAGCAGGATTATTACAACAAGGTTTTGGTCAAGCAGTTGCAAGAAGAGATAAAGCTTTACAAGATCAATTAGGTTTAGCAGGTTTAGTTCCATCATTAATAGGGCAAGACGTTGCTTCACAAGGTCAATTAGGTGGAATAGATAGAGGTCTAGCACAAGCACAGGCTGATGCTACAAGAGAAGCAACAAGACAAGCTACATTCTTACCACAAGAACAATTAGATAGATTCGCAGGTCAAGTAACAGGAATTATGGGTGGTTATCCTGCACAATTCCAAACAACAAACATACCTAACCCTACACCATTACAAACAGCGTTAGGAGTTGGTACAACACTTGCTGGATTATACACAGGATTTAATCCACCAATACAAAGAGTTCAAAACGTACCGGTTGCATAATTATGAATAGAACTTTGAAACGACCAATGTTTAGAATGGGTGGTTCATCAGGAACTGGCATCACATCAGGACTTGATAACACACAAGAATTTAGACCTGGTTTTAATGTTGGTAGTAATCCTTTTAATAATCCAGTGTCTATGGACTCTGCAATGCAAAGAGGATTGGCTTTTAGAAAACCAAAAGCAGAATCACCTGCTTTTGATGCTGCAACAGAAGCACAAAGAAGAATTGATTTAATAAATCAACTTGCACCTAGAACAACTACACCTTTTTCACCAGGCACTCTTTCAGGTTTTTTAACAAGTGCCGGATTAAATTTATTATCTGCAACACCAAGAGGTAATATATTTGCTACGGCTGCAGGAGCTGCACAGGATCCGTTTAAACAATTTCAAGAAGCAAAAGGTAAACAATCTGCAGAGGATAGAGCACTTGCATTAGCTGCAACACAAGCTGCTATCACAAGAGGCGATACATTATCTGACGTAGAGAGAAAAGAACAGTTTCAATTAGGAATGGCAAAACAAGCTGTAAAAGATGAAAGAGCACTTCAAGAATTTATCTATGATAAAAAATTAGAGATTGAAAAAGTAAAAGGTGAGTATGATGTAAAAGCTGAAGCAGCCGGTGGTGGTGATAAATTAAACATAGAGGTCACACAAGATTTAATTACGAATGCTTCAAGATCAATTTTTGATGCAAGAAATACATTGAATGCCGGTGTAAAAGAAGTTGATGGTAAAGAGGTTCCTCTTACAGAAACTGAGACGAGAGAGTTGAATCAAATTATTACACAAAATGAATTATTTTTAGAAAAACAATTAGGATTGCCTGCAGAGTATGCTGCAATATTACAAAGTCCTGATAGATATTATGAGGCTAAAAAATCAGCTGTAGCTGATGAAAACAGAAGAAGAAAAGAAGAATGGCTTGCAGCTAATCCACAGGAAACAGGGGAAACTAAAAGAAATTACGAAAAAAGATTTAAAGCAGGTGTTAAAGAAGTTCAATTGAGTTCACAAGAGGCAGATACAATTACTCAAGAATATGTGCGTAAACAATATTATAGATTTGGAAACGCCCAAGGTGGGAGAATTGGTTATCAAATGGGTGGTGGCGCAGACATGTCTCAGGAACCAACGACCATGTCTCAAGAACCAGCGACCATGGAACAAGAATCACCTGTGCAAGAATTATCTTACAATGAGTTAAGAGCAAGATTACCAAAAGATATAGATAATGAAATAGTTATGTTGTTAGCAAATAGTAAACAAGCTTTACTAGATTTTGCAAATATTAGAACACAACAAGACATAGCTTTGTTTAACCAACAATACGATGTAAACTTGACGTTGCCACAGGGGGCGTAACATGGAACCCTTTAAAAAAGATTTTAACAGAATCATAACTTCTGATGATGTTAATAATACAATAGAAGAATCTAGAAAGTTTTTAAACAAACAAAAGAAACCTGTAAAATTTACATGGAAAGGTCTTGCTGATTTTATAATAAGCACAGATTTAGGTAATCCATTAAGTTCGTATAATATAGCTTCTATAATGGATAAATCTTTACCAAGAATAACAGATTTAGCTGCAGGAAAAGATAAACCACAAGAAAAAGATTACATAGATTTTTTCGAAGATATGGAAAAATCTATTTTTGGAGCAGCTCAAAATACAGGATATGCTATTGGAGATTTAATAACTTCAGGTATTGATATAGGTGCTGCTGCTGTTGGAAAAGAAACAGAATTAACAGAAAGATTAACAGAAGAATATGAAGAAAATAAAATAGAAGAACCAGAAACTATATTAGGAGCTTTAAATAAAGTTTTAATTCAATATGGAGTAGGTGGTGGTGCTGTGCTTAAAATAATGAGCAGAGCAAAAAAATTAGTTTATGCAGGTGCAGCAAAATACGGAACTAAATCTCTTACAAAAGTTAAAAAGCCAACTAAAATTTCAAACGCGGTTGCAAAAAGTTCACAAATAGCAAAAAGAGTGGGATACATGGCTACTGCTTTTGGTGCCACAGATTTTTTAGTATCAGAGCCAGACAGAAAAAATTTACTTGTTGAAGAAGAGAACACAGAAGGATTGGAAGGATCTGAACTTGCTCTTGCTAGATTTAGAAATAGATTAAGATTTGGAGCAGAGGGCGCACTTATAGGTGGTGGTTTTGTATTAATGGGAAAACCTCTTGCCTTTGGTGCAAAGTATGGATTGTTTAAACCAGCAGCTTTTGCTGCAGGTTTAGGTTTAAAAGCTGTAGATACCGCTGTTGTCTCTCCGCTTTCATTTTTTGCATCAAGAGCAATTCCAACACCTGTTGCAAATGCTTTAAAAAATTCAAGTAATTTTGTAATTGATAAAGCTGTTGGAACTTTAAAAGTAGGAACAGGTGCAAAACAAATGCCCAAGTTTGAAGACTGGAGATTATTTTCTATAAAAAGTAGTGATCCTCTTGAAAGAAGATTAAAAAGTTTAGATAATAAATTATCTTTTTTTAGATCTGTAGGTAGAATGACTGATAATACTTTTCAAATTTCTACAGAAGCAAAGACTATGATTAAAGCAAGATCTAGAACTATTGAAAAATATTTAGAATCAATTGAAAAAAAATCTTATGACTTAGCAAAAAGTTTTGAAAATCAATACAACAGCATGACTTCATCTCCTGCAAGTCAAGATTTTTATTTAGATAAAGTGTTAGCATTTTTAAAAGGTCAAATAAAAAAACAAGACTTACCAGTAGAATTACAAGAAACAGCTGTTTCTTTAAACAAAGAGTTATTAAATATTAAAAAAACTTTTGCTAATCTTTTACCTGCAGGTGATCTTAAAAATTTTATGTTAAATAATATTAAAACATACATGAGAAAATCTTTTGCTACATTTACAAACCCAGAATATCAAGCAAGTGATAAAGTAAAAGAAGCAGCATCAAAATGGATATTAAATAATGTTGTTAAAAGAAATAAAGACATAAGAGAAAGCGCTATCAATACATTAAAAACAGGCAAAATGACTAATGAACAGGCTTTAAAAGAAATGTCAGATTCTTTAATGAATAAAATATTAACGAATACAAAACAAGATAATGCGGACCCTCTTAAAATATTGCAACGTATTTCTAAAGATACTTTACGTTCAGATAAATTAATAAAAACAGGAGAGGAGTTACCAGATGCAATTAAAAAATTATTGGGAGAAGAAAATAATTTAAAATCTTCTGTATTACAAACTACATCACACGCAATTACACATGCTACAAACAAAGCTACTTTAGATAAATTAGCAAAGGTTGGTTTAGATGAAGGCTGGTTATTTAAAAGTCAAGCAGCTGCAGATGCAAAAAAAGCATTTGATGCTGTAAAGGTGGGTGAAATAAAAGGTATAGGTTTATTAAAAAGTGATGTGTCTAAGTTATATGCTTCAGCTGACATGGCAGCAGCAATAAAAGGTGCGCCAGGTAGATTTGATGGGTTATTACAATCAGGTATCTATAGAAATATTTTACAATTTAAAGTTGCTACACAGTTTGGTAAAACAGTTTTATCTCCAGTAACGCAAGTAAGAAACGTTACATCTGCTAGTATGTTTCCATTAGCTAATGGTCACATTGGTGGTAGAGCCTCTGTAACAGAATCATTAAGGATGACACTAGATGATATATTCGGTGCAGGTAAAGTAATTAACGAAGAGCAGTTTATAAAAAATATAGAAAATAAAATAAGACTTGGAGTATTAGATGAAAACGTTGTTGCTTCAGAATTAAAAGCAGTCTTACAAGATATAAGAGCCGGTGCAAAAGTAAAAAATATGGATAGTTTAATAGCTAAATTAGCTAATACTAAAATGGCAAAAACAGCTACTAGAATATATGCTGGTGGTGATAATCTTTGGAAATGG